GCACCGAAATCTGCGGTAACAGATGGCTTAGCGACCACTCCGTTTGTATTGGCACCAGTATAGCCCCCGTTCCCATCTGAAATAACAATGTGTTCATCACCAAGTACGACCACACCATCGCCAACTTTAGGAATATATCCGTCACCTTCTGGGTGCCAAGCCCCTACAGCAGCCGCCGCTTCCCATAACTTATCAACTCGGCGGGGTACGTCCGCCCCTAGAGACTGTTTAACTGCATCAGAAAATAGCTTACCGCAATCCGTTGCCCATGTACCATCTGCTCCTAACTTGTATGCCTTGCCAAGTTGTTCGTTAGCTGCTTCTAGTACACCTGAGGCTTGTCCTATAGCCCCGCTATTCAGACCAGAAACAGAACGGATAATATCACGAATATTTTTTTCGTTTGACTCATACTGGTTCTTAGCAGTTAGTCGATCGATTTCATATTGACTGCCATCAATTTGTAAGCTTTGCAACGTAAGTGACCGATACAAATCGGCCATGCGTTCCACTGCACTCGTCAACTTTTCAGCCGCTTGTTGGGCTTTCTTAGCAGCCTGCTCTTGGGCTTTGGCCGCTTTTGCTGCTTCTTCATTTGCCTTATTAATAGCCTCGGTATTCGTTAATCCGCCATTAGCAAGGTCCTCTTTCGCTTTTGCAAGTTCCTCATCGAGTTTAGCCTTTGCAGCATCCGCCTCTTCTTTTTGCTTTAATGCCGCATCTATTCTAGCACCCTCTTCTTTAGTAGCTAAGCGGTCATTTTTTACAAGGCCAAGCCACGCACTATCCTCAATCCAATATCGAGTATCGTGCGATTCCCTAAACTTGTCAGACAAGCCTGTTGTTGAGTTCGTATTCTTATGAATACGTTTGCCATCAACATCTACCCCCATGTAAGAGCCAGATGTTTTTTCATTGTAACGGAAATCAAGTAATGCTTTCCCAGCAAGCCCAATTACTGTAGCTAATGTTACCCAAGGACCTGCTGCAGCAAGTGTGGCTAACCGCATAAACCCGAGTGCGCTAGTTAGTGATCGCATGACTATAATCACCGCGCCCGCTTCTGCACCGAATTTGACAATGCCTCCGATAGCTTCCTTCTGCTCAGCGGTCATTGTCTCGAATTCTTTAGCTACATCCAATACGCCTTTTGCGTAGTCGTTAAACACAGGAACTAACTCATGACCGATGGATACTGCTAAGCGTTTTCCGGTATTCTCTAAATCTTTTAATTCACGATTTAGCTTTGCGGATTTGGCTGCAGTCTCGTCGTCGATGATGAGTCCCATTGCTTTGGCACGTTCGGCCACTTTGTCCATCTGTTCAGCGGACATGTTGAGCATGGCGTGCATCTGATACCCGGTACGTCCAAAGAGTTCCATTTCGACACGAGTCTTTTCTGCCCCGTCTTTCATCCCTCTTAGACGTTCCTGTATCATCTTGAATACTTCAACGGTATTCTTGCCTTGGATATCTTCAAGTGTGTAGCCTAATTTACTAAATATATCAGTACCGAGTTTCCCCTCTGCCCGAGCGACTTCCATTTTCTCTTTGGCCGCTCCGACGTTCTTAGAGAACTTAGCAAATGCACCAGCGCTATCTTCCATAGCAATACCCATGTAATTAGCTACTGCTAATAGTTCACTGGTTTCTTTTGCCGTAGCACCAGTGATACCGGACAATTTCTTAACGGCTACATCCCATTGAATTGCCTCTTTGGCAAGTTTGGCACCAATACCTACAACACCGGCACCGGCACCTATCGCCATAAGGTCATTCTTCATTTTGCCAAGGGCGGATTTGGCGCCTTCGGCACTTGCTGTAATTTTCTTGAGTCCTGCTTCCGTATTCTTATCGGTCAGCTGAACGACAATATCAATTAAATTATTGGCCATTCTTGTGCGCCACCTCCAATTCTTTGGCTTCTAATAATACGAGTAAGTCGATAAGGTGTGGTAGTGGCTCGATGCCGTAAGCCCTCGCCACTTCTAACACCGCAGGCATATCAAATCCCGCAATGCCGCCCGGGTGCCAACGTCGCTGCATCCGGCTAGCGTTGTATACTCGCATAGCCTGTCTCGTTCCATCTAATTGATGCGGGGAATTAAACTCGCACTCCGAACAGTCAAAATGCTGTTTAGTCTCGCGTTGCATCTTGATGCAATCTGAGCAGTATTTTGGCTTATCGGAGTTGAGCCAACTCCACGCATCAATTAGTTTTTTTCGATTTCAGCCTTTTTTTCATTAGTAAAACGCATAGTTTCAATTGCTAATTCCATAACGCCATCGTTTGGTGCTTCTGCGATTTCACTATCAGACATCTTATACACATTTTTCATAATCCATTCGGCTAAATCGCGATACCACAATAATTTAGCCGGTTCAGAAGTTTCTTCCGGAAGAGGTGTGTATAACGGATCTAATTCAGCCTTAATCAATTCGCTACGCTCAGCAAATGTTAATCCTCTTACTTGAATATCTTCAAATGCCATATGGGCACCTCCTAGTATTGTTCTTGATTATTAACTAAAGTAATGATAGATGCGGAACGGCCGGCATCCGCGCGATAATATGCTTTGAATGGCAATTCAATATTGACGCCACGAGGACCGTCGATGCCTGGAGATTGTCTTTCGTATACAAGTTCAGGCAACTTGAACGTTAACGTCCAATCATCTTGCGTAAGTTGTAATTCCAAGCTGGATTCCGTACCGTTGACTGCTTTGTTTAAAAGGTCTTTGTTTTGGAAGAACGCTTTAATCGTCCCGGAAATTGATACAATACCTGGGTCGATGTATGTTCTAAAACCTTTACCACCGATAGCGTAAGAATCGCCGTCCAAGCCAAAATCAAAGTTGATATCGCAACTTAGGATATTGGCCACAGTGACGCCGCCCTCTTTGATGGTGGCGTTAAGATTTTGGAACGGTAAGAAATTTACTGCCTTAGCTGCAGCATCGAATGTAGTAGCCGCTAAGGTTTCCTTACAACCCATCACGTCGACAGATGCCGTAAGTTCGGAGTCACCGCCAAATTTAAAGCCTAATTTACTAACTCGTACGCCAGCAAACTGCTGGAATACGTTAACATCAGGGTACCCCTGCTCAATAGTTAACGACGGCATTGTATTACCGATTTTAAACACATGCTCAGACTTCTTATTTGGCGCTTGGCCAGTTGTATTAGAAGTCGGTTGACCAAATGCAGCTTTTAGCCAGTATCCAATGTCAATAACACCAACAGGCACGGTTAAACTACCGGACGTGTCAATGTTGCCACGGAATGGCGCTGCAGGATTACGATCGCCACGTATTACGGTGGAATCGTTTAAATTTTGACTAGCTTTCACGGAGCTAGATATGATTGGCGTGATTACACCACCAGTGGATGGCGTTGTACCAAAATCCGCCTCAAACGCAATCGCCACATGGGACTGAGAACCCTGTGCACGTTTTGCTGTTGCCATATGCATTTCCTCCTTTAATATTCAATATTCCCGCCGATTACATGCGGAATTTCTATAGTAGCTGTTAAACGTCCGGTGAACACCGGGCGCCAATTCATTGAGTCTAATTCATAATCAATGCCGATTACCGGAAACGCCGGATTCACCTTACAAATGCATTCGATGATTAACTGCCCTAGGTTATCCGATTCAAGCGCTCCGTCGTATCGAATAATATTCTTAACGCGCGTTGCACCTTTATGGACAATACCCCAAACAATCATTAATGAATACGTGTAGGTATCAGCAAGCCCTTCGTTCTTATTACTTGGCAGTAATATGATGCAAGGGCAATCTTCTTCAAGCGGTGCTTCAACATCGTCGTAGCCGACATACAGTTGCGCCGGTTTTCCGTATTTTTCGTTGCAAAATTTAGTCAACGCCTCATCGTTCGCTAAGGCCTCAGCCCATCGTTCAACGATGCGCGACAGTGGAATTGTTTGTTGCATCAAATCACCTTACCTTGTAGTTACGTCGAGATGCTGATTGTGCCGCCGGTCCATAAATAGCGTAGTCGCCTATCTTACCCTCAATATAAGGTTTAAGCTTAGGCTGCAATGCAGTTTTCATAGGACCATAAGTATGACGTGGCTGAATTTTGAACATCGATTTTCCTTTTGGTAACGGTACACCTGCAGCAAATAACTTCTTACGCATAGGCTCTGTAATTTGCTTGGTGTACCCTTCTTCGATTCGTTCGCCCAATCGTTTTGCTGAATTAGATAACCACCCAACTCGGACGGATTGCTTGCTTTTGTCATATTGATATCCGACTGCATTCGATAGCTTACCTAGAGGACTATATCCGATAGTCCTGGCACTAATGCCCATATCGAGTAAGGCATTTCGCGATTTCGAGCCCCAGGCTTCTCGTTCTGCACGTCCTCCGCTTTGGTAAACTTTACGAAGTTTAGCTCCAAATGCTGACTCAAATGCAGCCCGCCGAGCTGGTGCCATGAAGTTAGGATATTTACGTCCACCTGGTGCACCCGACCGAATGCCCTGCTTAATTTCTTTTTGCATCATCCACCCTGTGGATTTTAACGCTTTACGCATCCAGTCAGGTTTGGTTTCCGCGATGAAATTAAGATACGGAGTGGCTGTGTCTGTAATCGTAATAGGTTCATTACTCATTACGGTCTCACCGCCCTTACATTATGCACGATTTCAAGACAATACATCGTGCCGTCAAAGTTTGAAATGTGATCAACGTACCATTTCTCGCCATTGATATACACTTCGTCTTTTGACCGAGGTTCGGGAACATCCTTAGCACGCACCCAAATTTGAGCCTTATCGGCTAGTGCTTTATCAACGAATCCGGAACCTTTGCCATCATATTCGCCAATCTCCACGCTAGCTTTTATGGACTGGCCCTTGTAAGTAATCTTTTCGCCAAATACAGAAAGCAGTGCATTAGGCTTATATCCTAATTTCATAGTGCATTACCTCCTATGGAGTAGGCGGGCATACGCCCGCCCTTACATTACTTTTCTACATTTGGCACAAGAGCGACTTCCAATACTGTAGTACCTGGGCGTTTTTCTGTGAGAACCACGCCTAATACTGGGTTAGTGTCCGTCTTAGATGCTCGCTTTTGATCTTTGTCAAAATACACGGTATCGCCTACCGCAAAAGAGTCAGATGTTAATGCCGCCACTTCGAAACAACCTGTTACCTTAACTGCACCGATTGTATTGGGACCAATGTTTGTAATTGCCACACCGTGCATTTTACCGATAGGAACGATGTCCCCTACTTCAATCATTTCAGATGTTGTATTCTTAAAATCGACGCGGTCTAGTTCTTGAATGAATTTAGCCATATCTATTTACCTCCTAATCAATTACTAATTATTTACCAGGATTTTTGTACAAGCCGCGGAAGTCGATTGCTGTTGCGTTGCAATCGATTGCTACTTTGTACTCGATGCCGTCAACCTTGAAGCCTGTTTGCGTTTCTAAACGAGGTGTTTCAACACCATTTAAGTACGTTACTTCGATAGTTTGAACATCTGTAGGACGGGATGCCAAATACCAAGCATGCGGATCTGTTAATGCTGCATCTACAACGATAGTGAATCGACCACTGAATGGGTTGACTGTATCATTGCTACGAGCAGGGTCTACCACAGATTTAACTACTTGATATGCTAATGCTTCGAGCTCAGGTGGAACAATCAAATATGTAGGCGAGATATTCAAATTGCGATTTTCACCAATATGTTTTTGACGACGCATAGCCGCTACACCTGCAGCTAAAGATACAACACTTAACTCGGAGCCTGTAGTTGCCAAGTTCTTACGGTCTGCACTAAACAAGGCCTTTCCGTCTTCTAACACAGTATTGCCGCTTAAAAGGTCATATACCATGTTATTGATTTTATTTTTTGCTGCACGACCGAATTTAGAAGAAATATCGTTAAATACACCCAAATCGTCATTAATAATAGCTTGTCGTGTTAAGCTGAACGTACGTCCGAATGTCAATACACTAACATTCGTACCTGCTTCGCTCATTTGAGAATCCTTGAATTGTCCGCCCTCAGGGACAAGTTTCAATTCAGCTGCTTCGGAAAGTAAAAAACGTTTTGCTGGTTTGAAGTCACGATTACTACCTTTCCCTGCCCAAGTTGCAAATGTAGATGGTGCTGTTTCATAACCTTGCATCAAGGCCTTATTTGCTACATTAGACAACGCGATTGGGAAAGAGGATGTGGAGTTGATAGCTTCACGAGCTAATTCAAATCGATCGGAGTAATTAACAGTTAGACCTTCACGAGCTATAGACTCACGTGCTAATTCCATCAAGGACATGGAACGGAGTTCATCTGCACCTGGTGCAGGATTTGCGACTGGGATACCCACAGACATCATCAAAGCGTCCTGCATAGCCATGCGGAACTTATCAGAATCTGCTTCACCGACTTTAATGGATACTGGTTTATTACGTTCGCGCAACGCATCCATTACAACCTCACGAACTTCGGCAACAGATTTGCCGGATTTGATGAATTCATCTACGCCATCAACTTCAAAGTCACGGCACAAACTTGTGATTGTAGATACGCGTTCACGTTCTGCCGCAATCAACTTTTTAGCATCATCTGCATTAAAACCTTTAACTCCGGACTCTGGTACTTCCGGTACTACTTGTGGCACGTTTTGCTCAGTGCCTTTTGCTTTTGCATCACCTTTCATAGGTTCCTCCTCATTATCATCTACACTTCTGCCTACCCCTACACTTGGATCCGCAGGGACGGACACAATACTAATTTCCAACGGCTCCCAGTCTGTGATTACATACGCTGGGCCAGTAAACCGACCATTGGAGCTTTTAGAATCGGAATCAATTAATTCCTCGTATCGGCTTATGGAATATCCGACACTCACGCCCTGTAGCGTGCCTTTTAACACTTTTTGATAAATCTTTTCGGATTCATCGTCTTCATCAAAGCGAACAATCGCTTTGCCACGATTGTCTTCAATCCACACATTCTCGATGTGTCCGACTACGGCATCACGATCATGATTGAATAACACTGTGCCTAAACCGTTATTAAATCGGTCTAGGTTAATGCATCCGTCGTCATGACACAATATCTCTGTTCCGAACCATCTTTCATATGGCTCTTCAGAGGAAAATGACAATTCGACGGTACGATCATCGTTCGCTTCGATATTTGTAATTTGCGCCTCTCGGGCATATTTACCTAAGAGCTGCTTTGCAAATTTCCCCACTAGCTATCATCTCCTTTCATATCAGTGGTATTATCATCCGCTAGATTTGTTATGTCCCCATTCATATCAAGGGCAACACCCAATTCCTTAATGCGGTCCTGTTCCAGCTTCCGCTGTTCAAGCACTTCTTCCCAGTCCTTACCAGATGCACTACATACGTCCTCGAGCGTTGTGAGTCCTGCCTTAATAGCTTCCTTGTTAGCATTAACTTCCTTAACTGGGTCAATCCAAGACCAGCCTGGAGCTAACCACGCTACTTTTTTATAAAATTTTGGGTTCGCTGCATAATCATTGGCCGGGATAATTCCCTTTAGATAGCACGCTTCAATGAAAGCCCGCCATACAGGCATGCAAAAATGCTCGATTATAAAACGCTGCATCTGCTTGAATGATTGCTGGTCCTCCAGCATATTCTGCCGAGCTGCGGAGAAGTTACCACTGATGTTGCGCGTCACTATGTCCGCGCTTAGACCCATACCCGACGCTATGCGTCTTGTTTGTGTCGCTGAGTATTCTGATGCGGTTCCTGCATTTCGCTTAGGTTCCGCAAATGAAATTGATTCACCTGCACGTAGATGTTGGATAATCCCTGGCGCCATTGAACGAACTTTCTTGCCTTTACTGTCGATCTTATTTGCAACCATCGGGGCGGTCCCAGTATTACTTGTTACAAACGCGCCGAAACATGCGGCTACACGAGCCGCTATAAGGTCGGCATCCATGTATTCATCTACGTCATGAATACGCTTTAATACGAGGGCTAACATACTAACCCCGCGCAGTTCACTAGGTCTGCGAGGCTTATGTAATAGAAAAGCCCTATTACTTGGCAGCCTTGCCTCGTTAAACGACCGTATTCCTAATGGATCTGTTTGGAATACGTGATATGCTATTGGTCTTCCGTATTTATTAACTTCCACGCCATTAACAATACTGTTGCCATTCTCGCTTACCGATACGGCTCCGATATTCTCGCCCTCGATAAGCTGTAATGATAGTGGTATATCTGCGCCTTCGGAGGTCATATTAACTAGGATTTCCCCGTCATAGACCATTCGGCGCAGAGCCATTTCTTGCAACTCGTAGAACGTAGATATTCCTCGGATATCCGCGTTTTCCTTATCCACCCAGTCCGCCCAAGCTTCCTCAATTTTCTTATTGAGTCTTTCATTCAGCTTTCCTGCGCGGGTCTTAATTTTGCACTGTGGCTTTATTCCGGTACCTACTACATTCCGTAATAATGCCAATACAACACTTTCAGCAAGGTCACTATTAAGTTCTGCTGCACGTGCACGACCTCGAATCAAATCACGTTGGCCTGATGCTACTTGTTCAGCTGTACCAAATACTGGCATCCAGTCGCCACTCAATCGATCTGTTGACGCCGCATCATATCCACGTTCAAGCGAACTACGGAAATATGCTCTACGGGCAGCTCGTTCTGGATTGAAATAAGCTATTACCTTATCAAGTATGTTCATCGTCGCTCCCATGACACGTAGGATGTCGTGCTATTACCTTCCTCATCATCAACGCGAGACATTAACTCACGTTCACGGGCGTATAATGTCGGCAGGTCATGCGTCTTAAATCGCTTACCACCTACAGACATCTCGGCGTATCCATTCGTCTCAATTTCCTCGATTATCGTTCGAATACGCTCCAAGTCTTCTCTTGCGCTCATGGTCTCACCTCCTTCTTAACTAAACCAACCTCGGCTATCTGCATTAAAGTCTTCATCATCCGTATCTTCGTCCCCCTCATCGGTATCCAGATTATATTCGGGTAAGTATTTAACACCTACCGAGTCCGCCACCATGGCGTTGTATACACACGTATCCAACAAGTGATTTGTTGGATGACTGGTTAATGGTTTCCATTGCACTGTAACTGCTCCGGTCTTTACATTTCGGATTTCTTGCTTTTCCTCCGACCGGAGGTGCTCCGAATATTCCTCTGGGCAATCCTTAAATAAATGGATTGTGCCAGGCTCATTAGCCGGACGTACCATACGTGCAAATATAAAGTCCTTCCAGTAATCGGTATTCACTACATACAGCTTCATGCCTCCGATGACGCCCTTCTCGATGCTGCTCATCTTATAAGGCGGAGCTAGAGGACTGTGTGATGAATCACCTTTAACTGGCACGCATACTTCTGGGTACTGCGCACAGTACTGATAAACTTCATCTGTTCGGTAGCCACTATCGATACCGGCCCTCACAATCTTACGGGCCTCACCATACTCTGATGGATATTCTCTATCAATGAGTATCTCGGTTAAGTCTGACCAACTACTTGCTTGACCATAATCGACTAAGTAACTTGATACACCATGAGCATAGGCTCTAACCTCCCACCAGAAATGATCTTGCTGCACATCGACAGATGCGATAAGTAGTGGTGCATGCTGTGGCACAATACCTCGAGGAACTTCCGATTGCGTAAACACGAGGTTCTGCGTGCTTTTAGTTTTCGCAGATTTCCACGGCTCAGCTAATCCAGAGTTGATAAAATTCATCAACTCACTTGGCTTATCCTTTGATTTAACAAACTCATATGCCACATCGCCAAAGGTAACCCATGGAGAGTAAAGGGATGACATATGATAGGCAACCGACCGGACAACTCGGACTTGTGATTCATTCACCGCACGCCATTCACCTTGCCGGAGCATATCCATCTTGTGCTTATCATCAATACGTTGCTTACAATTTTCGCACTCATAATATGCGGTATCACGTATCATATCCGCATTGCCATGGTGTTCCTCCGGCCATTTTATCTGTTTGAATTTGAGGGTCTGCGACACCCCGCAATGCGGACATGGCACGTAATACTGCTTGCGTTCATTTGCGTCCATATAGGACTGCCAAATATTGCCACTTTCAATCGTAGGAGTTGACACTCTTACAATCTTCTTATCAACGAATGTCTTGGTACGTTCCTCAGCCAGCTTAATTGGATTCGCTTCCTTACCAGAGAAAGCTGGATACTTATCAATTTCATCGAAGAATAAGTACTTAATTGACCGACTTGATAAGCTGCTTGGTGAGTTCGCACCAACAAGCACCATGTAGTTCCCATTAACGAAGTCTAACTCCATCAACTTACTGCCCTCGTCATACATATCTGCCAATGGTTCTACGCTCCGGATCATCGGTTGTACACGTTTATCGCTAGCAAATTTTGCGATAGTATCCGTCGGATAAACCATCATGACTGGTGATGCGGTTTGGTGTAACGCATACCCAATCATATTAAGCTCAGCTTCCGTCTTACCAATCTGTGCCCCGAAACATAACGAGATGCTTTCAATAAGAGGGTCCGTGAATTTGTCCATAGGCTCCTTGAGATAAGGTGTCCGCGCTGTACGCCATCGTCCAGGTTCAGCAGATATATTAGTCAGTACCCTGTACCTATCCGCCCATTCCGAAACGGTGTATCTTTCAGGTGGCTTGAATGCCTCTAATTCCTCAGGGAACCAGTCAACCTTTGGACTTATCTTTTCCCGTGGCTTTGACTTTCGGCGTGTACTCGCCTTCGCGTGCGTAGCTTTCGAGGTATTCTTCGACAAGGCCATTCACCACCTTTTCTACACGAGCACGTTCCTCAGGATCCGTGAATTCACTTCCAATACGCTTACCTAATTTGGTAAATGATGTCTTCATCTCCAATACTCGGTTAGCCCATGCCTGTGCCACATCGGCACGAGGAACATATTCGCCATTTAGCACATCTAGCATTTTCTTTTCACGCGCAGCCTTTGCTTCTTTATAATCAGCTTCGGCTTCTAGCTTACGAGTTGATGCAGATTTACTTTTAGCATTATCTCCTTTCGCCTGCCCTAAATACACAAGGACTTCTCGGAGATTCCACCAACCTACAGAGGCTTTAGGCATCCCTGCTTTATGATGTCGAGAAATAATTTCCGGAGTGACCCGCAAGAGGTCACATAGTTGAGTGCTGGATACGAGCAGATTGCCTGCAGCATCAAATTTCACTCTCGGTTTTGTGTCCGCCATAGGTGTACTCCTTTCTAAATTCGTCTTTCTACATTCAACAGAAAAATTTTTCTCACAGAGAGAGGACCATCGCGCGGGGGCGACCAGCGGCCATTTTTCGCCCGCGGAGTACCTTTTCCAAACTTTTGTTTTCTCAATTAGGAATTATCATTGATACTCAATAAAAAAGGGTAGACCTCAACTAAGTAAGGTCTACCCCGGGGCAGTGCAGCAGGCAGACATATTGTGCGGGCCAGACACTGCCTGCTATCTACTACACTTACATTATATTAAATTAAGAGTGTGCCATTCTATGCCATCTTTTCAAATTCAGCGATTGCTTTCTTGTGAAGTCTGTGAACTTGTCGCCACGAATACCCTAGTTCGACAGCTATCTGCTCCCATGGCAATGCATTAATGTATCTGAGATTCAGTACATCCCTGTATTGTCCGTCAGTTATTTGGTTGATGACTTGCTTGACCTTGTTTCGAGAATCAATCAATTCATCCCATTCTCTGTTCAGCTCCTCCCTACATTCTTGTAAGTGCTTACTGATTCGTGGCATAGCTTCTCCCGATTCACATATCTGTATAGCTTCTGAATGTAAATCTCGGTTAATCGCACCTAGCTGAATCTCTAACGCACGCATTCGCTGCTCAGTATGACGGACAGCTTGTAGTTCTTCCTTAGCCATCATACGCGATAGTCTCCATATTTACTGATAATCATCTGTGCTCGCCGTAATCCGTCAATGTATCCGCTTTCACGAATCCTATCATCTAGCATAGGTGATCTCAGTTGTCTATTACGGGCTCGTATGATGGCAAGACTTAAATCTGACTGTATGGCACCTACAATCACATCTGCCCTACTCCTACGCTTTTGCATCCTTTACCTCCATGCGTTCGACAATATCCTCGATGGCTTCTACCATGTCTGCTTTGCATTGCTCGACAGCAGTGAACATCTCCTCACACATGGCGTATGCATCATCACTAAGATCGTCATCTAATCTCTCGGCAACATTATCTTTGAGATTATCTACAACCTTAACTATATCCATGACAAGATGATACGTGTCATCTAGATAGTGCCCTTTGTTAATTAGTAGTCGCTCGACTTTTGTCATGTTCTTCCCTCTTTGCAATTTCCCGATTTAGATACCAACGGGCTTTTTTAAGATCCTTAATAGCATCGTCCTTATGACCAGCTCTGGATACATACTTCACAACATTACCTAATCGATATCCTAGTTTCTTGTCTTCGATGTAATCGATAACCTCGATATCGCCTTGTGTATAATGACTAGGATGGTTGATATCATCACATTGCTTATCTATGCGTCTAGGAGGTTCAGGAGGTCTGGATGGTCTATGAGGTCTATCTAGTATATTTCTTCCCATATTTATACCAAATCGATTCGTTGCTTCTCCGAAACGTCTCAATTCTTCATTCGCTATGTAACGACTTAGCTCTTCACTAGCTGATAGCCTAGTAGGTGGCGGCGGGGGATTATTTGGTTGCTCATACAATCTACCTGGGGTTAACTCGTATACAGTCTTGTGTTTTCGTTTATCAACAATATCCATAACTTGAATAGTCGTGTAACACACTATTAGTACAATAGCTCCGATTAATCCTGCCAGTATAAATTGATCCATATTAATCATCCTTTCTGTATTTATCAATTCTTGCTTTTAGGCTTTGCAGCACATATTCCTGTGCTCGGTCCTTTTGGGCTAGTGCATCCATCATATCCTCATCGCGAGTTCCCTCACATATTAGATGATGGATAATTACCTTCTCCATTTGACCTTGGCGATGTAGCCGCTTATTAGCTTGTTGATATAACTCAAGACTCCAATTTAACCCGAACCATATTACGTGGTTCCCGCCATCCTGTAAGTTAAGCCCGTATGCTGTACTAGCCGGATGCGCTAATAGAATGTCAATCTCTCCAGCATTCCACGCTATCTCATCATCGGCACCCTTTAACTCACAGACACGTAATTTAGTCTTAGCTAATGCCGCTTTTAATCGTTCACAGTCATGCTTGAAATTGTAAAACACTAATGCAGGCTTGCCGTTCAACTGTTCTACAAGCTCCATAAAAGCCTCAATTTTACAACCATGTATCTCGTGAACGTTCCTATCGCCATCATATACGGCACCATTCGCTAACTGTTGTAGCTTTGTAGATAATGCTGCTGCACTCAAAGCTGTGATATCTTCGCCAGCTTCAATCAACTCTAATACAGATGTACGTTCCATATCTTCGTATGCCTTTTTAGCTTTTGAATCTAACTGCACATATTTAATATCGTTGATGACTGGAGGTAGCTCCAAATAGTCACTGGCTTTCATGGATATACACAACCCAGATATTGCCGCCATGATACTGTCATTTGAATCGGATTTAGGTTTATAGGAGTACACCATTTCGCGTGACCTCTGATCGGGCTCGAAATAGTAATCCCTAAATCCTGTATACGTTTTTCCTAACGACGCGCCGCGGTCTAATAAATACACTTGCGCCCATAGATCGATTAATCCGTTAGGGGCTGGCGTACCTGTTAACAACACCATACGCTTGATGTGGTTATGCATATAGGCTAATGATTTAAAGCGTTTAGCTGTGTGGTTTTTAAAGGAACTAGATTCATCCACAACTACCATGTCAAATGGCCATGCATTCTTGTAGTAATCAACTAACCACGTTACATTCTCGCGATTAATGATGTAGATATCGGCAGGTGTGTTTAAAGCCTTAATACGCTTTTTCAGGCTACCTAATACAGTAGATATCCTTAATATACCTACGCCGTCCCATTTTCGTGCTTCTCGTTGCCATGTAGCCTCCGCTACTTTCTTAGGCGCAATGATTAACACTTTACGAATGGCGAATCGGGAGTACTTCAATTCGTATATGGCAGATAACGTGATAATCGTTTTCCCTAAACCCATATCCAGGAATAGCCCTATCTTATTTTGATTAACGGTCTTGTCGATACAGTATCGCTGATACGCATGCGGAATAAACTGCATTACGCTTTCACCCCAAATTCTTCTATGAATTGATCCAGATAACCAGCCACGGCATCATCACCTTTTAACACAAATACTTTTTGATTTAGATTTTGAAGTTCACGCGCTTGGACTCCCTGCAATCGCGAAAGTACACCTTTGGATGTCTTCAATTCTACGAAATGAATAACACCATTTGGCCATATGACGATTCGATCAGGCACACCGATATTACCAGGGGATACAAACTTATACGCTTTACCTCCCGCGTGTTTGACGCCTGCAACTAATTTTCTCTCGATATCCTTTTCTAACATTTCTCACCTCTGAAATTTTTAAACGTTAACATGTTTACATACGCGTATATGAGGGTTCAAATTAAGGCTGTAAAAGGCGTATTTTTTCTTAAAACTCTTTGTTTTGATATTTACCAGTATATAATGTTAACAATGTTAACCAACCTATATGAATATAGATAAATACTGACTTTATGCGTTAACATAGTACGTTAACATTCTCCGAATTCGTTAACATTCTAATGTTAACAAAAATACTGAGAATGTTAACGCTTAATTGAGAATGTTAACGCTATAATTTCAGTTTTGACTCGTTGATTCTGAACCCTCTTTGATGTCCATATTCACCAAATCTCATCAACTGACTTCCACCCATTGTGTACGGGGAGTCCGCCAGTATTTGATTAATTTCCCTGGTCTCGATCTTCTTCATTCGACTTGGATCGTTACCAAAACATTCCCACCATACCTCTGCCGCACAAATACGGTCACGATATACTAACTCTTGACCTTCGGCAGGTTTAGCGTTCATGCTAAGGTACGTCCTCCGGGCACTACGACTCATCACATTCCAATTTAATGGCACTTTGATTAATAAAAACTCATTAATCAATCCTGCTTTGGTGTTTGATTCCATATGCGCCTCTCTAGCCGCATCAGCCAGTTTTAGTACAGCCGGGTCATCCTCGATAATGAGGCTTTCCCCGTTTTTATACCGATATAAGGCCTCCGCCCATAACTGGTCTACTTCCCCCGGAAGATTAACAAATATATTCTTTCGTGGAGTCGTCATTTCAAGATCAATAGGCCAAAATCGGCGATTACCAGTGATATCTTTTAGGAATTCATATTGATTCGTACTACCAAAGAATACACACTGCCGTGGATATTCTTGTGTACGCCGGCCATAGGCTTGACGAAATACATCTACTTGACGACTTAGGAATTGCTTAGACGCATTTTCTTCAGCCCTCGAATACCCCGCCATTTCACCGGCTTCTATGATCCATTTACCTTGAATACCTTCTGCAGCTTCCTTACCTTCAAAGGTATTTAAGCCATCAGCATACCACTTCTTACCCATCGTGCGGATAAGGGTACTTTTACCGATACCCTGACCGCCGATAAGAATTGGCATCGTATCATACTTGCATCCAGGCTCAAACGCTCGCGCTACTGCCGCCGTAAATGACTTTCTAGCGGCTGCACGGGTATATACATTATCCTCAGCTCCTAAGTAGTCGATGAATATTGTATCTAATCGGGCAATGCCGTCCCAGGATAACCCGTTAATGTAATCCAGTACTTCGTTAAATCCATTTTGCTCAGCACACATGATGAGGGCATCCATGATTTTATCTTTGCCGGTGATATCATATTTATTTTCTAAGTACCACCGTAAGCCCGCATCATCTGCATCGGTCCATATGCGAAGTCCTGGCGTTGGGTTCCATGGTAGGGCCCCTTTTGCCACGTATCTCGAACCAAATCTATCATAGGCAAGTCTACCAACAAGCGCCGGATCATGATGCATAATTTTAAGCATATTATCTAGCGTATTCTTAGGTCGACCGTTCTCGTCGTACTTTAAAGTCGAACTTTTCATCCAGTCGACGTTCGTCAACGCATTAGGGTCGAGGTCAGATGTCTCAGCATGAGCCGATACGTCCGTGATAATATCGGCGAATACGTTTGATGCCGATTCTCGGGCGCGAGCCATGTTGAGTTCGTTAACGACTACCGTATCTTGCATAGCTAGTTTAGACATAGCCATGTAAGATGGCAGTTTGTGCCCAGGGGTCCCATCCTTAGCCGTCTCGTCTAAGTTGTGGAACTTATGCAACCGGATAAGGTCAAAGGCATTAACCAGTTGACCACTGCACGGGTCAGTATTATGGTGACTGAATAGGAATGTATCGTCATCATAGATAACCGCCCCCGCTACCGTTGAGCCAGTAACGAACGTTAAACGATCCTCGCTGCCGTCAACATCGACATATGCATGAGGTATGAATTTATCAATCGCTTCACGGATGCCATATATTCGACAAAAAGCACCTACAATCCCTGGCTTTTCTCTCGGGTCAGCTTGCTTTGAAAGTAACTGCTTTTCATGCTGCGATGCTTCCTTACCAGGTACTTGTGGCCAAGAACGCACATCTCGCCAAGCAGTATATTGGCCGAGCATACCGTCAGTAGATAAGAACGCCTTATCGCCTACATAATATACATATTGAGCATCGTTAGGACATGATGGCCAGTACATAAGCCGAGATGCCTCGAACGTAGTTCCATCCATCATACCGATGCCGATGAGCTCCGCCAGCTTACGGGCAATAGGCTCATACTCGTCAGGTGTCATCGTTCTATCAGTAGGGACGATAACACGTAACCGTGGACGATGCACGGTGTGAGAACGGGTTGAGTAGATGGCATAAGCCATGCCGAGGCTGTCAATCGTGCGGGCGACGTTCTCAGTTTCCCCAGGCGATATGGCATCCATATCAAGGGTAATCAGATCACGCCCAGACACGTTGATAGCTTTACGCTGTAGACCGTTTAACGTACCACCAACAAAGCCGCCTATGTCCTTTAGCTTGCTTTTCTCAGATTTTGGCAATCTGTGATATTCGTCCACAGTTTCTGTTGTACGAACGGGGATTTTGAGGCGTTCACAAAACTCGGACCACAACATCTCCGTACGGGTCCATTGCTTTGATGTGCGACTCGCACCGATACTGATGGTAATCAGTTTATCGTTTTGCAAGTGTATCCCCTCCTAATCTTTCATATAATAGTCGTTAGTAAATCCTGCGGATGATAATAGCAATCCATCTGCCCAAGGTATGGCGATTGAGAATATAGCATTAACATCATCTAGTATTGATTCTGCGTTATACTTGTTGATTTCAAGTACAGCTTCATCATGAATATGCATAATAATTTGATATCCTACATCTTCCAATCGGCGTAACGTTAACGCTAAGCAATCGCGAGCGACTGCTTGTGTGATGTTTTCGACTAATTTGCCTCCATAAGTGCTTTCAGTCACCCATGCAGCGTTTACCTTAGTCTTAAAATGTACAGCATCCTTGCCGAATGCATTCTGTTTAATGCTTGGGCTAGGATAAAACAGCTTACGTCCGCTAGGTAGTTCAATCGTCATATATCGATATCCGTATATTGGATCAATTTCCAAACGAAACATAATGCCATGGTCAAGGCCTATAGGATTCCCGGTAGTAACGGTGTACACGGCTGCGTTCTCAACGGCATACCATAAGTCTCGTATTCTAGGTGATGCATTACGCCACAAATTTACGATTTCAGGTAATTCCTCCTCATGGAGTCCCATATCTAGAGCACCCATGGCTTTTAACGCATTCACTCCGCCTTGATAGCCGAGTGCCAATTCAGCGACTTTACCTTTTTGTCTAAGATGACCATTCTCGCCATGCTTAACAACGGGAACACCAAACATCGACGATGCAGAAGCACAGTATATGTCTCCGCCCTCAGCGAATACACGTTGGCGCCAATGTTCTCCCGATAACCATGCAATAACACGAGCCTCAATGGCTGAGAAGTCGGCCACACATAATGTATTGTCCTCTTCAGCAATAATTGAGGTACGAATTAATTGAGATAGCGTATCCGATACATCACCGTACAGAAGTTCTAACCCTTGACGGTTTTTGGTCTTAACGAGATGCCGAGCCGTGTCGAGGTTCTCGATGTAATTTCTCGGCAGGTTCTGCACCTGGATAAGACGACCCGCCCAGCGTCCGGTACGGTTGGCACCATAGAATTGCAATGTTCCTCTGAGACGAAGATCAGCGCCCATAGCACCATCCATCATGGTGTATTTAGATACCGATGACTTCGCGAGTTTCTTCCGAATCATAAGCACTTTTGTGGCAATATCATCAGCATCCGTCAGAGCATCGGCCACAGTGTCCTTAGTTAACTTCTCAAGACTGACATTAGTATTATTGTTTAGCCAATCAAGTAATTGATTCCGACTGTTAGGGTTGCTAAGTCCCGTGATTTGGTAAGCCTCATTCATCAACATTTCGCGATTTTCTTCATCAATGTATAGTGCACCCTCAACCAATTCATGGTCGATGCGCACCCCTCTACTATTGATTTGGATATCAAGATACCAATCTTTCCACGTATCATCAGGTACAGGGAACGAGGCTAATCTGTGATAACATTCCATCTCGGTCGCAACGTCCTGGCGGTTGTACTCAATAAAAGCATTCCATTTATCCATATCGTGTCTAGGTAGATTACGGGTACGGCCCCCATTACGTTTAGTAGGCTTGCATGGCGTACAAAAGTACTTGATAAGTGCTTTCCCTGATGTGTCCTTTTTCTTATCCTGGGGTAATCCCAGGGCCTTGCCGAGTAAGGCTAGGCCCATAGGATATCCTAAGTAGGCACCATGAATCATCGTGCACTGCCACTGATCAACAGATGTGAGTAACCCTGCACGATTTAGACACGTAATTTCAAATTGTGCATTGTAAGCGTGCTTGATTACATCTGGGCTTAATAAATCACGAATTACACTGTCAGGAATTACTCCTCCCTGCACTAAATCTACAACTTCAACAGGACCAAAGTCGTAGGAATACGCAAAGAGTAATATAGCGAAATCAGGCGATTCAGTGTATTTGTACACTCCGAATGAGATATCAGTCGATGAATATGTTTCTATATCAATACTTAGATGCCTCATATCAGGCACCTATTAGTAAGGTTGACCAGTTACAGGGTTAATCCCTACAGGAGCTTGTTGTATAGATTGCTGAGGTGTCGTAGCATATGCCGGTTGTACATAACCTTGTTGAGGTGCTTGTTGTTGCACAGGTTGACCTGCTACTGGAGCACCAGTATATACATTAGCTGCGCTACCTTGAGGTGCACCAAATACAGAGGATGCAGCTACTGGCATACTACCCAATGCTTCACCATCGCGCACCTTTTGAACAGGGCCCAAACCACATCCGATACCAGTGGATTGATTAGAATAGAAGAAGAATCGAACGAGTACATTGACATACATGCCGGAGTATACTTGCGTAGGATTTGTGAGAGGATTACCTTGAAGATCTACTACTTCAACTTTATAGCTAGCGTCTTGCGCTGCCGTAAACACCCAATGACCTTTACATTCAGGACCAAACTCCTTACCAGATTGTGTGTAGCCATCACCGTCATGAATTGGCACTTTTGGCTGTGCTGGAACACGTGCACCGAATTTGGTACGTGCGGCTTGAATGGCAGCTTCGATAGCATTCATAAGTGCTTGGTGTTGAGCTACATCAGTTTTAGGTAAAAGAATAGTAGCTGAATATCTAGGTTTAGCACCAGGCTGTGTGGAATTAGCCCAAGGTTCTATTAGATGGCAGTAGGATACACGAACATTTTGCAATAATACTTCAGTTGGTTGTGGAATGAATGACATAATTAATTACCTCCATTATTATCATTAGATACATTAAATATTTGCGCCGCAGTAGGTTGATTGGTAATCCGAGGGCGCTTATCGGATTCCTCAACTAGGGTAGGCTTGCCTGCTTTCTTAACAATCATGTCACCTACCATATCATTAAATTGGGTTTTACCGATGGTCTTTTCCATCTGTGCCAATGTTAATGTCTTACGTTCATACAGAATGCTTTCATCGATGCCAGCTTTGATTAAAGTATCAATAGCAGCATCGGTGTCTTGAAAGGCCCGACTACCACGACCCTCTACGGCTTTCCAGCCCGGGACTGTCACCCCATTAAGAGATTCAGTGAGTGCGTAGTCTTTCATATCCTCGAGCCAAGCAGCGACGTCTTTCCCTCGACGAAGATATTCGCCGAGTTCTGTCATCAAGATAAGTCGAGGATCATGATTAGCAACTAGCGCACTGTGCAATGAGTCATTTGCCTCATATCGGGCTTTACACTGTTGTTTCGCCCTGCAGAATCTGCACCAATCGCCGGGTTCAAATTTACCGTTGCCAGACATAGCCTCGTCTGCACGAGGTTTGACAAA